CACAACGCATGAGGTTTGACCCTGCTTTACGTTGACGTGTGGTCGTAATAATCAAAGTATACTTAGGAATATGTAACCTATGCTACACAATAATGCTGGCCTGAAAGAACAGTGCCTGAAGGCTAAGGAGAGTGCCTTATATCCCAAGCGTAAACGCCTGGGGTCTACGGCACCTGGACGCTAGTCTATGCCCCTCACCATCCTCGTCGCCGCGCGCCCCGCGCAACGCCGTTTCGTCGATACCCCATCGCGCGTCGAAGCGTGGCAGCTCCTGCACCGCGAAGCCGACCGCGCCTACCCGCAGCTCCGCACGCTCTGGCAGGTCGTGTTCAGTGACTACCGCGCCGACCTCGACACCGACGCCATGCGCGCCGCGCTGCGCAGTGGGAACATCCTGGACGTCGAGCGCCTCATTGCCCCGGCCTGGCGCGCGGTCAGTGACGCCGTACGGCTGCCGCTGCAACTCCTCTTGCGTGAGACAGCGCAGCGTAGCGCGGAGGCGGTGCTTCCAGCCACGGAAGCCACGCTAGGAGCCCAGGTCTCGGTGCAGTTTGGCGTCGTGGTGCCGCAAGCACTCACCGCCATCGAGACGTATACGGGGACGCAGATTGAGGGCATCGGCGAGACGACGCTGAAGAGCGTGCGCGCGGTGATCCGGAGCGGGTTCGAGCAGGGCCGCTCCATGACCCAGATGATGCGCGATCTCGAAGCGTTCGTCGGCCTGACGCCGCGCCAGACGGAGGCGCTGGAGACGCTCCGCCAGCGGTTGCTCGACGCTGGCAAGACACGGGCGCAGGCGCAAGCGCAGGTGGACCGGGCGGCGCGGCGGGCGCTGCAGCTGCGGGTGGAGAACATCGCTCGTACAGAATCGCTGTTTGCCGCGAACGCCGGACAGCAGGCCTTGTGGACCGACGCCGCGCGGCAAGGCACGCTCGATCCGGCGCGCTTTCGGCGCTACTGGCTTCTTACTCCTGACGACCGTCTCTGCCAGACGGTTTGTGCGCCGATTCCTGGCATGAACCCGAACGGCGTGCGCCTCGACGAACCGTTTCAGACGCCGGTGGGTCCGGTGATGCATCCACCCGCGCACCCGATGTGCGTGCCAGGTGATGCGCTGGTGCATGCCTGGGATATTCAGGGAACCAGTCAGCGCTGGTACGCGGGCGAGATGGTACGGTTACGGACGCGATGTGGAGACGTGCTCACCTGTACCCCGAATCATCCGGTACTCACCGATGAGGGATGGATCGCGGCTGGCAGCCTCGCGATAGGTGATTATGTAGGCCGCGGCCGCGTCGGTGAGCGGCCAGTTGTGGGCCATATGGACGACGACAATCGACCAGCCAGTGTCGCAGATATAGTGCAGGCGCTTGGCCATGCGCGCAGCATGTCGTCCGTACCAGTGCCAGTAACCGCCGAAGATTTCCACGGCGATGGGAGCGGCTCCGAGGTCGCAGTTATACGGACCGATGGCCTGCTGGGGGATGACGGTCAATCCATGCTTCTGGAGCATCTCCAGCAAGAGGCGTTCACCAGCATGCAGGCGAGCGTTGCGCTGGACAGTCTGTGCCGTTCGCATACGTTCCTCCAGCGTTTTTGGCTTGCCTTTGCTGGCCATGTGAGCGGCAGCCGTTTGGCGCTGGCGTCGTTCAGGCGTCATGGTGCTCCATTTCAGTTGCTCCGCTTCGCTCTGTCCTCTGAGCGGGACGGCGCGTTCACGCAAGCGGCGCGTGAGGACATTCCGTTCAATGCCGAGGCGTTTGGCCAGAGCATTGACCGACTCGCCTGCGAGGTAGTCTTTGACCAATTGATCGACATCCAACGCTATCCGTTTCATGGGCTGGTGTATAACCTCCAGACAGCAAGTGAATGGTACATCTGCAATGGAATTATAACACATAACTGCCGGTGTGCCGTGAACGGGAGGGTGATGGATGTCTGACCAGACTGCCGGCCTGCTCGCGCTGCTCGCGCGTCACGGCGTCACACGCGAGGTGCTCGAATTCTGGGTGCATGTGCTGGAGAGTCATACGAACGGATCTGTCACATTTCACCACAATGATCAGGGCTATCTCGGGAAGTGCGAATTGCGGCTCGCGGGGCAGGCCGTGGAGATGGACAGCAGTTTACGTTTGACAAATCTGCTCACGTCGCCGATACTTCGCCAAAATTGTCGCTCCTCCTAGTGGGGGGTCGATGCGCCTCTGGAACGCACCAAGCGCCACTGTCCTGGCACCACGCCGGATGGTGGCGCTTTTTTTTGGACTCCTTACGATGCTTTCTTCTTCTTGGGCTCTGCGACAGTCAACAGTAACGGTTGGACAGGCGCCAGCACTGGACCAGCTTTTTTCTTGCTGTTGCAACTGCTACAGGCTGGTACCACATTGCTCGCCGTATTCTCTCCACCCTTGGAAAGCGGAGTTAGGTGGTCCTGGGTTAAATGCCCTTTGGCACGACGTCCACAATAGACACAGCAGTGATTGTACACTTCCTGAATTTCCACCCATTGCGCATGGGTCAAATCGTCTTTTGGCGTGTTCTTCTTTCGCGCGCGTCGCGTGGACGCATAATGCGCGACCTTCTCTGGATGTTCTTTGGCCCATCGTTGCGACGCACGTCCAGGCGTCTCGGGGTTGGCGTTCTTCCATTTTTGAAAAGCGATGGCGACCTTCTCAGGGTTGGCGGCTCTCCATGCACGCGCTTGTTCTAAAAGTTTCTGGGCATTGGCAGCATTCCACTGCTCTCTATTCTTGCGCTCGCGTTCAGGATTCGCCGCGCGCCATTTGCGGATTATTTCGCGCCACTTCTCGGGGTTCGCCTGTCGCCACTTTTTGCTCTGCGCCAATCTTTTTGCCCTATTGGCGGCATAGCGTTTGCGAGCAGAGGCATTGATCTTGTCGCGATCTTTGTACGGCATCGTGCTGTCCTCCTCACTGAGGTGTTGATGGGTACCAGGCTCTCCAGCGAGTGAGCACCGAAGACTTAACGAGCGCTGATCAGGCGCTACCTGGCATAGAAATTGTACCTAAATGGTATGACTTCTGCCACGAAGAGATACGACATGACACGCGCGCAACAACACTTTCGCATCCATACCGCAGCCACGGTACCACCGCAGCGCTTGACGCAGAATAGCCGTGAGTATCTGGTGTCGCCGTGCGTCATGATTGTCGAGGGCGTGTTGAATCAAGCGTTAGTACCAGGAGAGGAAATCCGCGCGTGCGCCTGGGATGGGATAAGTTTGGTCGTGAACCATCCGACAGCGCCGGATGGGACGCCGATCAGTGCCCGCAGTCCAGAGGTGCCCACTGTTGGCCGGGTCTACCGGACGCAGTACAGCACGTTCCAGCGACACAACCAGACGCTCACACGCGCCGCAGCAGAACTCTGGATTGACGTGGCGCAAGCCCAAGCCCTGGGTGGGGAAGCTGTGCAGGCCATGACCATGTTGGAGACGCAGACCCCGTTGGAGGTCAGCACTGCCTTCTACAGTGAGGCCGAGCAGACACCAGGCACTTTTCAAGGGGTGCCGTATGTGGAGGTGCACCGCAACCTCTTGGCGGATCATCTGGCCTTGCTTCCCAACAGTCTTGGCGCGTGTGATTTCCAAATGGGATGTGGTGCGCCACGCGTTTGCGCTCAATCGTGCACCTGTCACCACGAAGGAACGCCTATGGAACAACGGCCCGCACACCCACCGCGTGGCCTGGTCGCGAATACGTTGGAGTGGCTGGGACAGCTAGAGGCTGCAGCGGTTGCCAGGTTCAAACAGTGGCGGCAACGCGAAGAGGCCGCGTTAGCTACCAACCAGACCGATAATGACATCCGCCAGGCGCTGTATTCGGCCTTGGCGCGTGAACTTGGTGTTGATGCCACCATGATCTTTATCGAAGCCCTCGATATCGCATCACAAACGTTTACTTTTAGCCAGGGCGAGCGCCTGATGCAACGCTCCTGGACGGTCGAGGACGGTCAGATTGCCCTCACCGAGGGCGCCCAGGACGTGCAGCGCCAGACGACGTACGTCCCTGTCACGCAACAACAGGAGGACCCTCCTATGCCCAGCGAGGCGGTCAAAGCGCGTGTCACCGCGCTCATCACGAACACGCAGACGAAGTGGAGCGAGAGCGACCGGCCCCAGCTCGAAGCGATGAGCGAAGCGCAGCTCGCCAACCTCGAACCGGATGAGGCCGCGCTCGCTGCACTGCAGGCGCAAGAGACGCGCAAGGCCGCCACGGTCGCGGCGCTGAGTGCGAATACGTGGTGTCGTCTGAGCGAGTCCACCCTCAAGAGCATGTCGCTCCAGGAGCTCGAGGACCTCACGGCCATGGGCGAGCAGCAGAGCGCGTCGTATGCCGGCCAGGGCCTGCCCGCGCTGCGGAGCCAGGACGGCGGCGAGGACGCCTGGGCACCGTTGTCCATCCTCACCAAGAAGGAGTAGCGCTGTGGCAGACAACGACCAGATCCTTCGTTGGGGGCCTTGTAACCAGTACCATGCGACCGCGCAAGCCGCGATCACGCCCGGAGACCTGATAGAGGTGATCGCCACGGCGGGCGCCGATCTCGGCAAAGTCCGGCGCCACGCGACGGAGGCGGGGCGGGCCGCGCCGCTCTTTGCGGACGGCAACTGGCAGTTTGGCAAGGACGCCGATGACAACTACGCGGCGGGCGATACGGTGCCGACGCTGGCGCCGGGCGTGGGCGCGCGGATCATGGCGCGCTGTGCCATCGGCGTGGCGATCACGAAGGGCACCGCGCTGGAATCCGCCGGCACCGGGCTGCTGCGTCCGGCCACGACGGGTGTCATCGTCGCTGAAGCGATGGAAGACGAATCGACCGTGGGCGAACCCACGCCAGGCCGGCTGCTCGTGCGCATCGTCGCACAATAGAAAGGGTCCTATGACTGTTGCGTTGGAAACCCAGGCCCTCCGTGGCGGGCCGCCCGCGTCTATTCTGTCGCCGGCAGGGATTGCGCACCTACGCATCCAGGCCGCCCGCCAGCGCCAGGCGCAGCTCTATACGCACGCCACGCTGCTCAGAGAGCAGTGGCTGGAGATTGATAACCTCTGGTTGCGCGTCGCCGATCAGTACATGGGCGCCGTGATGGATCTCATCAGCCGCGGGCTCACGCAAACCATTCCATCGCTCGGCATTGCGGCGTCGCAGTATGCGGCCATCGGGCGCATGGACCCGGCGACGACCGACATGCGCGCCTCGGCCGCCGGCAACAACCAGCGCTTGCGCGTGACGCCGCATCTCGTCCCACTGCCCTTCGCGTTTGAGGACTACGAGTTCGACATTACCGAACTTGAAGCGGTGCAGCGCCTTGGTGGGACCCTCGATACGGCGTACACGGAAGAAGCGCAGCGCTCAGTGGCGGAGACGTTTGAAAATTGGCTGGTCAACGGTGCGTCAGAGTTCTCGGTGGATGGCAACACCATCTACGGCTACCGCACGCATCCGAACCGGGTGACGAAAAGTGGCGCGTCCTGGGCGACGGCTGATGGGATTTATACCACGATTCTGGGCATGTATACCGATATGCTTGCCCTGCACCGTCCTGGTCCGTACGGCCTGTATCTGAATGTGGCCCAATATGGCCAGTTGCACGCGAAAGAAGGCGTGGACACTGCGTTCAACTCCCTCGTGCGTATTCAGCAATCCTTCCCGCAGATTGTCTCGATCAAGCCGACGTTTGCCATGCCTGCTGGCCAGGCCGCCCTTGTGGAACTCCAGCGGCGCACCGTCGATCTCGCGATCAAGATGGACCCGGCCAACGTGCCGTGGGAAATCATGGGCGGGCTGGCACAGCACGTGCGCGTCATCGGCTCCATTGTGCCGCGCATCAAGACGGATGGAGCCAATCAGACCGGTATTGTGCATTATAGCGGACTGGCATAGGAGAGACGCACATGGCAGACGTCCCAGCGCAGACACAGCAGTATCGCTTAACAGGGCCCTTCTCGCGCCAGGAAAAAGATGCGGAGGGCACGACGATCACCGTGCAGTATCAGACGGGTGATGTGATCACGCCGACGCAGGAACAACTGGACGCGTTCCCTGATCGTTTTGCGCTCCCGCCGGAAGGCTACGTCCTGGCCGGGGCGACACCAGCGCCAGCAGAGGAACCGCCGGCGGCGGAAGAGCCGACCAGAGCGCGCTCACACCGTTGACATACTCCCAAGGTCAGAGACCTTGGGATTCTGGGATGTGTCCCCCGAAGGAGACGCGCCGGTTGCCACCGAAGTGGGCTTACGGTCCGACTCTCCGCACCGGTTCAATGCCCTGACC